CCGTGCCATGCCGTGCCATGCCGTGCGAGCTCAGTGGCACCGGTAGCCGCAGCCCCGTCCGTGCCGTCCTTGCCTGCCCCATCAGTATGGCGCACTTTGTTGACTCTGTCTACAGGGTCACCCGTTCGGGTGACCCTGTGCTCGCACGAGCTCGCAGCCTGCCCCGTTTGTCCTGGTTTGGGTGGGGGGGTGCCCCTTTGTCGGTTCTCGCGCGGCCTCGGGTCGCATAGCAACAACGATCTTGTACGGGTTCGATGCCGAGCAAAGATCATCTTCTGTTATCCACAGAGGAAGCTCACACCTGTGGATGAGCAACGTGACACGTCAGGACCGAGCAAGCCGTTGCTGTCACTGGGTTCGTCACAAGATGATCATGCCTCTGACCTGCTACTTCTCTTCTTCTATGACTTCTATGACGAAGATGACGAAGAAATAGAGAAGTAGGAGAGAAGTAGGAGAGGGGGTAGTAGTAGTAGGGGAGTAGCTAGAAATCTCAGACAGAGAGAGTTTCTGAGACCTTCGTCATCGGTGTCACGCGGTCACTCAGGCCCTGTTTGTGCAGGTCAGAGGGGGTGGACGGCCATGACGCCTCGTCACTGGGGCTCGTCACACCCTCGACTCCAACGCGTTAGAGTCGATTCCATGATCATCTGGACTCTCACGCTGCCCAGGGCGGTGGACGGGGACACCGTGGCCGGCCTGCTCACCCAGCTCCCCCGACAGGTGGGCTACGGCCTCGTGCAGGTCCTCTACACGGGCGGCGACGGCGGTCCTGAGCCGCGCAGCGTGCGCTTGGTCATCGTGGACGCCCCCGAGCGTGGGCAGCCCGGCTACAAGGAGGCCAAGGTGTTCGTCGCGGCCTGGCTACTGGCTCGCCAAGGCCGGCTGATGGTCGAGACCTACGTCTCCGGCGGCTGGG